CCGTGGGATGACCCGAACTTTTCGCTGGTGGGTGCATGAAAATCGGTTTTGAGATCAGCCGATCCGGCGAGGAAACGCGCTCGGGCAGCATCGAGCAGCCCGGTATTCCGGTTTCGCAAACTGCCGACTTCATGGCGTTCTTCGGCTTGGATTCGGTGCGCTTACCGAACGTATCGAACGACAGCGCGCTTACCGTGCCGGCGGTTGCTTGTGCGGTCGCGTTCCTGTCGCGAACGCTGGCGGCCGTCCCGCTTCACGCCTATCGCGGCACGAAAGAAGGGCCGGTGAGGCTCACCGGCAAGACGGCTGTCACTATCCATGAAAATCCGAACGATCTCATGGATACGTTCAAGTTTCGCCAGTATTTTTGGCAGCAGGTGTTCACCGGTGGCCGCGGCCTCGCCTGGATCGAGCGCAACGGCGCGGTGATCGAGGCGCTGTGGCCGATGGATCCCCGCAAGGTGACAATCCGGCGACGGGGTTTTGTTGTCACGTATAAGTACGACGGGAAGGAATATCCGGCCGCCGATGTCATCGACGTGCCCTTCATGCTGAAGGCCGACCAGACCGGCCATTACGGCCCGATCAAGCTGGCGGCGAAGGCGATCCAGCTCGCGCTGGCGATGAACGACTACGGCAGCACATTCTTCGCCGGTGGCGGTGTTCCGCCGCTGTCTCTTGAGGGACCGCTGCCGCAAGGCGCTCCCGCTCTGCAGCGCTCGCTGGAGGATGTAAAGCGAGCGATTGATGAGGCGAGGAAGAGCGGCAAGCCGATCGTGCCGATGCCTCCAGGTCATAAACTGACGCCGATCGGTCTTGACCCCGAAAAGGGCCAGATGACTGGCGCGCGCCTGTTTCAGATTCAGGAAATCGCGCGCATTTGGCAGATCCCGCCTGTGTTTCTTCAGGATTTATCCAAAGGAACGCTAAACAACGTCGAACAGCAGGACATCAACCTCGTCAAGCACCTGATCGGCCAATGGGCCAAGGCGCTGGAAGGTGAGATGAACCTCAAGCTGTTCGGCCGCTTCAACGGCAATCGCTATGTCGAGCACAACCTCGACGGTCTGATGCGCGGCGATCTCAAGTCTCGGATCGAAGCCATCGCCCGCGCGATCCAGACCGCGCAACTCACGCCGAACGAGGCTCGCGCGCTCGACAATCGGCCGAAGCATTCGAACCCGGCCGCCGACGAACTGCTGGTGCAGGGCGCAACCGTAGTGTTGGGCCAGAGCCCCGTGGCGGATGCTCCCGCTGCGGCCGACGCCGAGGTCGAGCCGCCAATACAAGATGATGCGGATCAATCGGACGCAAACGACGATATACCTCCGAAGGATGAGGACGATGAGCAAGACGACGACGCCGGAGTTTGAACACCGCGCGCTGGTGCGGCGCGTCGAGCGCCGTGAGGCGAACGGCGTCACGACCGTTGCCGGATATGCCGCTGTGTTCGGCGAGGTAGCCGATATCAACGGCTACTTTCAGGAGGTGATCGCGCGGGGCGCGTTCACGGAAACGCTGCGGACTGCGGACGTCCGCGCTTACTATGACCACGATCGCGGCCGTGTGCTTGGTCGCAGTTCGGCCGGAACGCTGCGACTGCGCGAAAACAACAAGGGGCTGTATGTCGAGATCGATCTCCCGGACACGTCGGACGGTCGTGACGTCCTGGTGCTGATCGAGCGCGGCGACATCAGCGGCATGTCGTTCGGCTTCTCGGTGCTGCGGCAGGAGTGGGACGAGACCGTCGATCCGACGAAGCGCACCATCCTCGAGGTCGAACTGTCTGAGGTCAGCATCGTCTCGAACCCGGCATACGACGGGACCTCAATCGCGCTCCGTTCTTTGGATGAGGCGCGAAAAGAGCGCCGCCAGCAGAATTTCAGTGCCGCCGCGCGTCGCGTTGGCATGAAAGTTTCCATCGACCTGCGCACGCGGGCGATGAGTAAAGCCTAGGCCTCACGCCGAAGCCCAAATCCATTTCATCGAAACAGGAGAGTGAACCGATGAGCAATCGGATCAAGGAACTGCGCGCGCGTCAGGAGACGATCGTCTCGGAAGCCCGCGAACGTCTCGACCAGATCAACGCGACGACCGATGAGGCGCGCGCCAAGGAACTGGAAACCCAGCACGATGCCGCCATGGCGGAATACGATCGTCTCGGCGTGCAGATCGAGCGCGAGGAACACGTCGCCTCTCTCGAAAAGCGCGGCGCGGAAGATCGCGCCAAGCGTCGTCCGGCGCCGGGCGACACCGACGTGTCGGGTCAAGATGTGGGCGACGTGGTCGACTATCGTCACGCGTTCCATCGCTACGTGCAGGAGCGTGGTGACATGTCGGCGCTGTCCGCCGAGGAACGGGCCGCTTTGCGCGGCGGCGAAACCAGGGTGGAGACCCGCACGCAGGTGACCACCAGCGGCGGCTCCGGCGGCTACACCGTTCCGACCGAGTTGAGCAATCAGATCATCAAGTCCATGAAGGCTTGGGGTCCGATGTACGACGATGACATCTGCACGGTGATGAACACCAGCTCGGGCAACCCGATCGACATTCCGACAATCGATGACACGGGCGTCGCCGTTGCAAAGCACACCGAGGGCGGCGCGGTCACCGACGACGGCGGCTCGGATGCGACCTTCGACAAGAAGACGCTGAATGCCTACGCCTACGACACCGAGTGGGTGAAGTTCTCGTGGGAACTGGCGCAGGACTCGATCTTCAACTTCGAAACCCTGCTGGGCGACCTGCTCGGCCAGCGTCTCGGTCGTCGCGCCAACACGGAACTGACCACTGGCGACGGCACCGGCGATCCGAACGGTATTGTGACTGCCTCGACACTCGGCAAGACGGCGGCGGCCACGGCTGCCATCACCTGGGACGAGATCATCGACCTCGAACACTCGGTGGATCCGGCATATCGGGCCTCGCCGAAGGCGCGGTACATGTTCAACGACACCACGTTGTCGGCGGTCCGCAAGCTCAAGGACGGCAACGGCAACTACCTGTGGCAGGCGGGTGACGTGCAAAAGGGCGTCCCCGGCAGCTTCAACGGCCGGCCCTACAGCATCAACCAGGCCATGGACTCTCTGGCTGCGGCCAAAAAGATCATGCTGTTCGGCGACTTCTCCAAATACTTTGTCCGGAAGGTCGGCGGCATCGTGATGTTCGTCGCCCGCGAGCGTTTTGCTCCGGACATCGGTCTGCTCGGCCTGATCCGGCTCGATGGCGAACTCGGCGACACCGCCGCAGTGAAGCACCTCATCACGGCCGCGACGTAAGGCAGGCTGGTGGGCGCCTTCGGGCGCTCGCCTCCATCTCCGGAGTGAATGTCATGAAGATTCGGATGCTGGTCAGTATCGCGGGCAAGGATTTCGCGCTGAGCGCAGGTGACGAAACCGAGCGTTTCGGCGACGGTGAGGCTGTCCGCCTGATCGAGGCCGGCTCGGCCGTCCCGGTCGTCACGGAGGAGGTCGAGCGCGCCGTGAAGCCCGATGCGCGCGAGACCCGCAAGGGGCGGCGGGACTGATGTGGTATCCCGCCTCGATCGTAACGCCGGCCAGCGCAGAGCTGGTCACGCTGGCCGAGGTCAAGGCGCAGGCCATCATCGACCATAGCGACGATGACGAACTTCTCGGCCGGCTGATCGAAGCGGCGCGGTCGCATGTCGAGGGGTACTGTAACCTCATTCTTGCCGAGCAGATCGTTGCCGTTCGCTGCGAGGGGTTCCGAGACTTGACCCGGCTGCCGGTTGCTCCGGTGCAGGATATCGAAACCATCAAGTATGTGGACGTGACCGGCGCCGAGCAGACGCTGCCGGAAACCGTCTATGAACTGCAAGCCGACGATCTTGAGGTCTCAATCGCGCTCAAAGCAGGGCAGCGCTGGCCGGCGATCCAACCCGGCTCCCGCATCACGGTTTCGGCGCTGACCGGCTACGATGCTGTGCCCGCGGCCATCAAGCACGCGATGCTGCTGTGGATCGCGGACAACTACGCGATGCGCGGCAGCACTGCAGCGGATGGTTTTACTGCGTTTGACGCGCTGCTCTGCAACTATCGCAGGGGCGTCTGATGGCCGATGTCAAGGCCGGCGACCTCTTTTATCGGGTCCATTGCCAGCGGCGCGTCGACCGCGACGATGGCTACGGCAATACAGTCGCCGAATTTGCAACCGAGTTCACCGTCCGAGCGGCGTATCGCCATTTGCGCGGCGGTGAGGCCGTCATAGCTTCGCGCCTCGATAACCGGCATCCGGTCCTGATCACGGTGCGCGCCTCCGCCCAGACGCGACAGATTGCTTCGGATTGGCGACTGGTGGATGCGCGCGACGGCACCGAATGGGCCATCCGCGACGTAACAGCCGAGACCGATCGGCAGTTTATTGCGTTCCTTTGTGAGAGCGGAGTTGCAGCGTGAAGTGGAGCGATGGGGCGATGTTTCTTCTGATTGCCCTGCCGCTAATTTTTGCAGTGAACTATTTGTCTGCGCTGGCAGGTGAGCCGCGAGCGGTCTGGCTGATGCAGATTCTCGGCGTGTACTGAACTCGGTGGCGAGAGCCGCAAAACTTAGGAGACTTCAATGGCAGACCTCACCATCACCGCGGCGAATGTCGTAGCCGGCGCCAATGCGGTGCGTGATAGCGGCAATGCAGGCGAGGCGATTGCCGCCGGGCAGGCGGTGTATCGCTCGTCGGCCACGAATAAGTGGATGCTGGCGGACAGCGACTCCGCGACAGCCGAGGCCAAGAAGGCATCCGGGATCGCGTTGAACGATGCGGCGCTTAACCAACCGCTCGCCGTGCTCAAATCTGGCGATATCACCATTGGCGCAGCGCTCACCGCCGGCACGGCCTACTACCTCAGCAACACACCTGGCGGCATCTGTCCGGTCGCGGACGTCGGAGCGGGGGAGAGCGTCTGCCTGCTCGGGCTCGCCAAATCCACCACAGTGTTGGCGGTCGCCATCCAGTCGCCGGGTGTGACGCTGTAGACCGGGTCATTCCTTATCTTTTGACTGCGACGACTTCTTGAAGCGTTGAAGGATGTAATTCTCGGGCGAACTGATCTTGCGGGACACGAGCAGTTTGGCGACCGCGTCGAAGCACTCCAGACGCTCTTTCGCATCATTGGTAATCCCGGCACATGTCAGAACGTCGTCGTCGGTAGCGGCCACTGCTGCTGTTGTGAAAACGGATGCAGCGATAGCCGCTAGGAGAATGCGTTTCATATGAAATCCGTGAGAATGCTCCGGGACTTCTCCCATCGTGCCTCAGCGCGGGTATTTGTGCAATATCTGGCGGGCAAGACCTACGATCGCGTTCCGGAGGCGGCAGTTAGGGCGATTGTCTCTGCACAAGCTGGTGAGATCGTAGACCAGGCGAAGCGCGATGAGTGACCCGAGCCTCGCCTTGCAAAAGGCCATGGTTGATGCGCTGAAGGCTGTCGGCACGTTGCCGGATGTTGTTGGCGGGCGTGTCTA